GTTGCTCAATCCAATCTTTCTGGGTATATGCTAATGTTAAAGATTTTCCTGTCTTTTGGATAGAAGAATCTTTCAATACAAAATTTTCATTCAAGTCTAAGTCATTTATAGTTGTGTTATCCCTAGAAACGACTATAGAATCCAAAGAATCTCTTGAGATACTTGGTAAAAGATTATTATACTCACCGTCAATCAATACTGTAGATAAAAAACTATCAATCTTTGAATAGTCGGAAAAATCATCTACAAAAAATCCTGACTTAAATCTATCCTTTCCTTCGGAATCTTTAATTTGCAAAGACTGAACGTTTGCCTCCAGCAGAGACAAACTTGTTACTTCTTCAAGAACCTCTACGCGATCTTCTATGAGACTGATATCCCTCATAGTATATCTTTTATTGTCTACAGATATTATTTCTGCATCTTGAGGATCATAAAGATATGCTGGTAAATTGATTGTACCCAATTCCAACATGTCTTCTCTGGTTTTTGGTTCTTCTGGATTTTTTGATGGAATTCCTTTATCAATCAAAAATTCACCAGTTGTAGTTAAGTAAACTTTATCAATTCTCGGTAAATAGAAATTCTGTGATAAAATAGAACTTTCTCCTGCTGCTAACAATCTTGAGGGGTTGGAGTTAAATGCTCCAGTTCTAGTTGCAAAGTCAAAGGGAGATCTATTAGTAGTTATACCGAGATTAAATGTTTCAACTCTAGGTCTAAAATCTAAAGTATCAGTTGCTCTAATGTTTCCAGAAATTAATGGTATGTCACTTAAGTATCTGTCTTCTTGATAAGAAGCAACTGTAAATACATCTCCATCTTCATTAGCAGGCACGGAATAATGATCAAAAACAATCATTATTATTCTAGATGGTTCCGAAGCACTTTCACTTCTAACAATCCTAGAGTAATCGTAATATTGTTCTTTTTGACCCCTGTCGAGTTTAAATGCGGTTGAAATATCTTTATAACTTCCTTTTATAATTGCTTCTAATGTACTATTAATATTAGATTCTTCAAATTTTACTGGTTCACCAACATTGAATTTTTGACTATTTAAATAAACAATCCCCAAAGTATCAGCAGACGATGAAGGAGTAGTAGTTACATTTGCAACTACTCTAGCTACTGCACCACTTTCTGTTCCTATGACATTTTCACCAATAATAGCATTATTACTAACATCAGAAGAAGATGGGAATTGAAGTCTATCTAAAATTGGATTGGATTTATCTAAAGATTCGTATACACAAATAACTTTTACCGCATCAGGATAATTTAATGAAATTTCTTCATCTTGAATTCGCAATCCATAATAATTATTAAAAGTTAATCCATCATTTTTTGAAGTATTTTCATTTGATCCGGATTCTTTGAATTTTGATCCCGATACAAATGTAACTGTGCTTCTATCATAATTCTTAACTTTACTTTGAATGTTATCTTTAAGTACCGTTACATTAACAACAGAGTCATTAAATGACAAAGTATCATCTAATCCTCTTATAGTTAAATTACTTCCGGATATAGAAATAGAGTCATTAGTAATTCTAGGTATGCTTCCATTTGCATAACCTACAGTATATCTTTCCTCATCAAATGCTGTCCATGTTATTCCATTAATGTTTGGCAAATCACCAGATGTTGATAACTGTAATTCATCATCACCGTTAACATTTTTTCCAACTATCTGTTCATTTAAAAATAAATTTGAAGATGATAAATCTATTGAAGATGTATTTTTTTCTGGTAAAATTGCATATAACTTACCAGAACCCCTAACAGTAGGTTGAGCAAGAAATCCAGAAACTTGAGAATCTATAATTTCTGGACCAGAAACAAATTGACCAGGAGATGCTGGAATTGAACCATCAAAAACACCAGCAACAGTTGCTATTCCGGATACTTCAAATGAAAGTCCATCATTACTAACAGATACGACTCTATTATAAGTTTCTAGATTTAAATTACTTCTTTGATATCTAATAATATTATCAGTTTTTATACCTACAAATTTGCGTCCATTTGCAGTTACTGTTGATACTCCGGAGGACGACCCAGAAACAGAAATTAAAGATATTCCACCATTAAAAGAAACTCTATCTAAAACTACATCTGCAATAAAATCACTAGAAGCTGCACCAAAAGGAGTTATTTGTTTTACTGATTTTATATCTCCAATTCCATAACTTTGAACAAATTCTACAGATCTAGATGATTCAATGCCATTTACAATCAAACCCTCTCCCTTTACAAAAGTTCCTGAAGTTTGCCTCAGGAAGATGATATTTGATGCTGAGGAATCTGATTCTAAGAATCCACTAGCACCTGATGTTGCACCTTTTATAATAAAAGATTCTAAGTATTCATTTGCAGTTAAATCCGCATTTAGAGATAATTTTGTATATGTTTGAATGTCATATAATCTCAAATCCCAATTAGTGGAATTGCCTAAGTATGCAGAATCTTTTAAATTGAAAGAATATACTCTTGCTTCTCCAATTTTAGATCCAGATCCAGAAAATTGAGAATGTAAATCAATTGTAGTTCTAATTTTGGCTAAACTAGTAACATTATTAACCGTAAACAAATTTCCAATTTCAAAAGAAATACCTACATCGGGTAAATTTTTAGTATCTCTTGGTTTTTCTACATCTACTATTTCCGTAGATACTTTTTCGATATCGTATCCTCTTACATATGCCTTACCTGGGGAAATTTTTAATGATGCTAAATCATCAGAAGGAACATTGCCTTTAGATGTTTGTTCATTTTCGAAAAATACACCATCATTTCCTAAACGATTGTTTAGAGAATTTGATAAAGTAATATCAAAAGGATTTATTGTATAATGTCCAGATTCATCATAAGTTCTTTCTGCAAGATAATCTCTAATTTTAGAAAATTCTGCTTTTGTTTCAATTTTTTTAATTTTTCCATCTTCTACCTGAAGAAGTTCTATAAAATTAGTATCATTATTATTAGATAATTCTTTTTTACTTAAATTTAAAGATATTTTTAACCTATCAGAACCTGGAGATGCAAAGTTAGAAAATCCCTTTGCATTATCATATAAAGATACATCTTCTTTAGAAGATATTATTGATTCAGTTACAGTCAGTCCAACTCTATAAGAAGGAGTATTTGTATAGTAATCTAAAATTATATTTTCATCATTTACATTTACAAAATAACCTCTAACAAAGTAAACACCTTTTCCAATAAATGCTACAGAACCTACAGATGTAGATTCCGAAGAAATAAGGGATGCAAATGCCGTTCCGGAATTAATCGTGGTATTTCCGTAAAATACATTATCTAAAGATGTGAGAGTTTCTCCATCTTGAAACTCTGTAAATTCAAAATTCTGATCGGAATCTAGGTATTTGAGATATAACGTAACATATTCTATATCATCAGACTCATCTGGAAGTATAACTTTTCGTACCTTTGCCGTTATTCCCGTTACTTCACCTACTATAGTTTTTCCTAAGAAATTTTCAATATAAAGTGATATATCTACCCCAAATTGAGTTGAATTTAACTTTACGGCAAAGAAATTTGGATCATATCCAATATTTCCGGGAATCACCATCGATCCCTCTTTAAATATAAAACTACCAAAATCCTCTACTTGATTTTGGATAATAGATTGTAAAGTAGTTAGTTCTCTAGACTGAACTGGATATCCTGGTTTGAATAATACTTTGTAAAAATTATTCCCACTATCGAAATCATCGTAATATGGGCCTATGTTTAAATTTGTTTTCTGTGACATCTTTTTTTAGAATTCCAGGATAATTTTAACGTCTTCTTTTTGTCTAGAGTCTCTTTCAATTAGAGACCTGTTATCAATGTAAATTACCTTTCCAGTACTTTTATTTATCTCAGGTTGAGCAAGTCCATCTTGAAAGGTGACACCTAAATTTATTTGTTTTGAACCAATTGTTGTAGTTATTCCACTGAAAGATGTATTAACAGATCCACCAAAAGGTGTTATTTCATTTGAAGATGCCTCGAATGAAAAAATTTCTCCTTTAATAGAAATATTATTATTATCAGTTTGATTGAAAGCATTATCAAAATATAAAGATCTATCTTGATAATACTTTAAAACATTAGTTTCTGTGTCATAAGAAACAACATAACCTCTAGCTTTTTTGCTATTAGATAAATTTTGTTCCATAATCTCCCCAATTTGAGGAAGATCAGTTTCTGTAATAGAATCTAAATCTATCTTTAAGGAGTATAAAGAAGAGAATGTAGATTCTGTGAAATTTTCAGTTCTAGAGTTTAATTTTTTAGGATTTTGGAGTATTCCAACCTGTGCAAATTTTGTATCTACTGGAAAATCTTTTGTTGAATCATCAAATCTAGAGTAAATTAATATTTTATCAGAACCTAATTCTGTGTAGATATCATATCCATGTCCATTCGTTGGTGGAATGATCGGAATCAATTTTGCTCTTTCTGAAGTAGAACCAGAACTTCTCAAATCAACTTGCGCCCAAGTATAACCATTTCCTCCAGAAATAACCTTCACATCAGTTATTTGCCCATTATTATTTACTGTTACTTCTACTTCACCCCCAGTTCCATCACCTACAATTTTGTAAGTTCCTGTTGCATAAATTGAATTTCCTGCTTTTTCGATGTATACTTTTTTGATCTGATTGTTATTCTCAAAAGAATCACCTGATTCTCTTACATTAACAATTTGAGGATCTGAGGAAGTTTCCCAATCGTTTGGTAATACGATATATTCCGTAGTGTCAAATTTAATGATATCTGCAGGATTTACTGTAAATAGATATTTCCAAATATATCCATCACCACTACTACCTGCTGCTGTGGGTTCTAAATCTACAAATTTTGGTTCATCTCTAGATATATTTCCTCTTAAATTAGTTCCAGAAGAACCATTATCTATACAAATATAAACTTTGAAATCACTATTCATTACATAATAATTAGTATCATATAATCTACTTCTACTTGAATTTGGACTTAAATTATTTACACTGTAATCATGCCTATACATGTCATAACGAGTATTAGAAGTCCAATTAATTCTTCTAATTACTCTTCTTACATTGTCACTTCCAATTTTTTTGCCGAATAATATAGTATCTCTATAATGAGATAAGTATTGAAAATTATCTACAGGACTTGGAATATCTGATGGAGAAGCATCCCAAGTTGTAGTTCTACCGAAACCAACTGGTAATCCGGTACTACCTGGATTAGATAAACCAAGAAATACATAATAAGAA